ATACTTTGGAAGATAGTAGGGCCTTTAAAAAGTGTAAGAACATCTCAATATAATGTAATGGCAGGTATAATAGATACAAATCAAAGGCTTGTTGAGACCACGAATAAAACATTTTTTGGCATCGCTGAATTTATTGGCGGTGACTACACAAAATTTGCAAGACCCACTCTATAGATCAACAGTCTAATATTCAGTTTAGTTTCTTATTTTTGTAATTAATAAAAGGTTATGTATTTCATCATTGAAAATAAAGAACAATTAAGTAGGCTAGAAGTATCAGAAGATGCTTTTATTCAAGTCGTTACTTCAAACGATTACTACCATCCTAAGTTGACTAGGCCTAGCTTAGTATACTACAACAATTCTAAGAAAGGATATATCTTTGCTATCAACCATTCAGAAGGATTCTCTCTAGACATTAAGCTAGTAGAAGAGTTTCTACAAAAACATAGTAAGGTATATCTACTAGATAAAAAGTTACATTCATACTTTTTAGATCTACCAAAATCTATTGATGTTCAATTTATTTGTCTAGATAAAAACAATGAGTATAGTTCTTTTGAGTGCAATACGCCTATTCATAGGGACTTTTATATAAAGTATCCTGTGATGCCAACTCTAAATGAGATCATTCCAATATCTAAACACTATGAAAAGTGTGAGTGTTTATATCAACTAGTCAAAGACTACTTTGAGCTTGAGATGGATATTGAACTTCAAGACAAGTTAGTTGATGCATATAAGCATGTTGAAGAGGTAGGAATCAAAGTAAATCTAGATTGCTTTCACAGTAAGTATAAATTCCAGCATGAGCAATATTCATTGTTAGGAGACACAATCTATTCTTACTACAATCTTTACAATTTAACAGCTAGACCAACTAACTCTTTCAATAGTATTAACTTTTTGGCTATCCCAAAAGACAAAGACTTTAGAGAGTGTTTTGTACCTAAGAATGGTATTCTAGTGGAATTTGACTTTGATGCTTACCACCTAAGATTGATATCTAGGTTAATCGGGTTTGAGCCGCCTAAAGATTCAATGCACAACTACCTTGGACGCGCGTATTTCAACGTGGCTGAGCTTACTGATGAACAGTATAAAGAATCAAAGGCCATTACATTTAAGCAGCTCTATGGCGGTATAGAACCGCAATACAAAGATATAGACTTCTTTAAGTCTCTAGATGAATATATAAACAATGAGTGGAAGAAGTATAATGCGCACAAAGCTTCTGTACTACCTACAGGAAGAATATTAAAGAAGCTACCAGGCATGAATAAGCTCAAATTGTTTAATTATATTATCCAGAACCTGGAGACTAAAGAGAACATCTATAAGATTTTGGAGATCAATAAACTTCTCAGTAATAAGAAAACAAAGCTAATCTTGATCACCTACGATTCTTTCTTATTTGACTTCTCTAAAGAAGATGATAAAAACACGCTAAAAAACATTAAAACAATACTAGAGGGCGGAAATATGGTAGTTAAACATAAGTACGGAGTAAACTACGCTTTCTAATATATTATCAATATTTATTAACAGTATATAAAAAGAGGTTATGGAAGAAATAAAACTAATAGAAATCACGTCTGAATCAATTATGAATAAGTTATTTTGTACCTTTTCATCTAAAGAGGGTCTTGATGAGACTCTAAGAGAGATCAATAAAGAGTACACCATTCTATATAAAAAGATCTTTGTTCTGGCTTCCCAAGATTCGGAAGAGTTCTTATGCACTTACAATATCGAGATTGAAGGATCACAAACTAAGATCCTTCCGAATACAATCCTTCTTCACAGAAAGAAAGATTCAAATACACTCTATACCATTAACGCATTAAATACTTTGATCAAACAATTAAATGGTGGAGTACTAGATACATCTTTTGCTATTAACTGGCAAGACTATAAGAATAGCGTCTTATTAACTCAAGGAGACGATCTCAAAAGATTAAACACTACTATCCACAAAATTATTGCAGTCTAATATTTAATATAATGAAAATGCAACTAAACGAAGTACAAAAGCTACAAAAGATAGCAGGAGTAATAAAAGAAGTAATAACCCCTAAAAGCGCTATGAGAGTTGGATGGTCTTTAGCTAGTGGAGGGACTCCAGATGGAGTAGATCTTGAAGAGTTTAAACAAATGCAATCCGAGTTTATAATGTGGTGTAAAAATTGGTATGAAAAAGGTAATCCCCTAAGTCAACTTAAATTATCTCCTTGGTATAAAGCTTGTGAAGGTTATTGGAAAGTTTCTACTAATAAATCAAGTGGTTTTTTTAATGAAGGACTTGCTGCATATGTAATTATAGATGTAGCCAAAAGATTCAAAAATAAAAAATAAGTGAAGCCGGCTAAATGCCGGTTTTTTTATTCTACTTTTAAGAACGATTTTTCTACAGCTTATTATTGTCTTACATTTATTCAAATTAGTTACATATGGATATATCCGTTTTAAAGTCAAGACTGTCGGCTCTGCAAAATCCACGCGGAGGACAAAAGAAAGACCTATCCCAGACTATCTGGAGGCCTACCGTGGGAAAACATTCAGTACGTATTGTACCTTCTAAGTTTGACAAGCAAAATCCATTCAAAGAGGTTCTAATGCATTATGGTATCAACAACAGAACCATGATGAGTTTGGCTAACTTTAGTGAAAAGGATCCAATTGTTGAATTTGCTCAAGGACTTCGCAAGTCTGGAGACAAAGAAAACTGGTCTCTTGCTAAAAAGCTAGAACCCAAAATGCGTATCTTTACACCTGTTATTGTACGAGGTGAAGAAGATAAAGGCGTTAGGCTTTGGGAATTTGGTAAACAAGTTTACATGGACTTGTTAAGCATTGCTGAAGATGAGGACGTAGGAGATTACACAGATCCTATTACAGGTCGTGACATTACAGTTGAAACAGCTGGTAAAGAAACCACTGGTTTGATGTATAACACTTCTACTGTTAGGGTTAGAACAAAATCTACACCACTTTCAGATGATGCTGATAAGGTAAAGACTTGGCTTGATAACCAACCTGATCCTTTGACACAATTCAAAAAGTATTCTTATGATGAGATGAAAGAGGCTTTGCTTAAGCATCTTAATCCAGAAGAAGAGTTGAAAGAACAAGCTGATGCTGTTCAAACTAAACCAACCGGAGATCTTCCTTGGGAAAAACCTCAAGCGCCGGCAGAATATGTATTGAATACTTCAAAAGCAAGCGTCGATTCTTCGATTGACGATCTCTTCAGTGATCTTTAATAAAATCCCCGGTTATAAGCCGGGGTTTTTTAACTAAACAGTTTCGTATGGCAAAATCATTAACAAGTACTATAAATAGTGCAATAAAAGGCACTATTGATTTAGAGAAATTTAAGAAGGGAAAAAACCTTTCAGCAGGCGTTGTATTTAAAGAGCAAAGGTGGATACCTTTATCTCAAGCATTTCAAGATACACTTCAAATCCCAGGTATTCCTCTTGGTCATATCACTCTTTTAAGAGGGCATTCTGATACAGGTAAAACAACAGCACTTCTTGAAGCAGCAGTTTCAGCTCAAAAGATGGGCATTCTTCCTGTGTTTATTATTACAGAGATGAAATGGGATTGGAGTCACGCTAAAGAAATGGGATTTCAATTTGAAGAAGTAGCCGATCCTGCAACAGGTGAAGTAATTGATTACAAAGGATTCTTTTTGTATATCGATCGTGAAAGACTAGAGTGTGTAGAAGACGTAGGCGCTTTTATTGCTGATATTCTTGATGAACAGAAAAGAGGTACACTTCCTCACGATGTTTGTTTCTTCTGGGATTCTGTAGGATCTATTCCATGTAGAATGAGTATCGAAAAGTCAAGCAATAACAATGAGTGGAACGCAGGAGCCATGTCTCAAACATTTGGTAACTTTATTAATCAGAGAGTTGTACTGTCTCGTAAAGCATCACAGCCTTACACTAATACTCTTGTAGCAGTTAACAAAGTATGGGTTGCAAAACCTGACTCTCCGATGGGCCAACCTACCATGAATAACAAAGGTGGTAATACAATGTACTTTGACTCTTCATTAATTGTTACTTTTGGTAACATTGCTAGAGCTGGAACAAACAAAATCAAAGCCACTAAAAATGGTAAAGAGGTTGAGTTTGCTAAAAGGACTAGAATTAGTTGCGACAAAAATCACGTGACTGGTGTCACTGCTGTCAACAAAGTTATTATGACAGTACATGGATTTATCAACGATGATAAAAAAGCTCTTGATGAATACAAGAAGCAATATTCAGATCAGTGGATGAAAGTTCTAGGATCAACATCATTCGATATAGTTGAAGAAGACACACCGCTATCACCTGATATTTTTGATACAGCAGACTAATGAATGAAGAAATGAAAAAAATATTCGACTCTTTAAAAGAAGAAACAGTCGAAAACCATGTTGATAGTAGAGTGCTTCTTGTAGACGGCTTAAACACCTTCTTAAGAGCATTCACTGCTATCGGGTGGGTAAATAAAGATCTATCACACATAGGAGGATTAACAGGCTTTTTACGTTCATTAGGTTATGTAATTAAATTAATTAGGCCGACTAGAGTGATATTAGTATTCGATGGTCAAGGTGCATCAACAAATAAAAGATACGTCTATCCAGAATATAAAGGTAATAGAGGTCTTAAAAGAGTCACAAATTGGGATTCATTTGAATCACAACAAGATGAATCTGATGCAATTACCAATCAGATAGTTAGATTAATATACTATCTAAAACAACTTCCAGTTGATATGCTTTCGATTGATAAGATTGAAGCAGACGATGTTATAGGTTACATCACAGGAAAATTAACCGGAGAGGTCACAATTGTATCTTCAGACAGAGATTACTTACAGTTAGTTTCAGATAAAGTAACAATCTACTCTCCTACTAAAAAGAAGTTCTATGATAGAGAGCTCGTACTAAAAGAGTATGGTGTAACGCCAAAGAACTTTCTAACTCAAAAGATACTTCTTGGAGATTCTGGAGATAATGTACCTGGAGTAAAAGGCCTTGGAAGTAAGACTATGCTCAAGTTGTTTCCACAACTAGGTTCTGAAGAAGAGATTAGTTTAGATAATATATTGCAATCTTGTGAAGGAAAGGCTAAGATACTAGAATCTATTAAGAACTATCAGTATCAATTAAGGATCAATAAAAAGTTAATGGACTTAAAAGATCCTAATATTCCAGAAGAGGCACTAGAAGAAATAAATAGTTTGTTACTCAGTCCTTCGAAGGAGTTCAATTCAAAAGAATTTCTTAATTTGTATCATGAAGATGAATTAGGCAACTCTATACCTAACGTGTATACATGGTTGTTTAATCACTTTAACGAATTATCAAAATATAAATAGTTATGGCGTCATTAAATCAGTTACAGCAGTACGGTGTTAGTTTTCAAATCAAGGTAATGTCTAGTTTGTTGAAACATAAAGAGTTTCTTCAAAACATAAACGATATTCTTGATACTGAAATGTTTGATAATCCAGCACATAAATGGATTGTTGGTGAGATTCTAAGATATTATTACAAGTATCACACTACTCCATCACTTGATGCACTTCAAGTAGAAGTAAGAAAGATAGAGAATGAAGTATTGAAAGTTAGTGTCATTGAGCAACTTAAAGAAACGTATAAATCAGCTAATGAGGACAGGGAATATGTAGAGCAAGAGTTTAGCAGCTTTTGTAAAAATCAACAGATCAAAAAAGCAATCCTTAATTCTGTTTCGTTATTAGAGAAAGGTCAATATGACGATATCAAGTATATGATGGATCAGGCTTTGAAAGCAGGACAAGAAAAGTCTATCGGTCACGAATATGAAAAAGATATTGAGACAAGGTATCGTGAAGAAGAGCGTGCAGCTATTCCTACATCATGGCCACATATCAATGAACTTCTTATGGGAGGACTTGGTAAAGGAGATCTTGGTCTTATATTTGGTAATCCTGGTGGAGGAAAGTCATGGATGCTAGTCAATCTAGGAGCTA